CCCTCAACGTGTACAAATTAGTCACGCGAAAGGGGGCAGCTCCTGCAGCCAATCAATCGATTATGGTACCAAAAGTCACCACAGTCATTGAGTGTCCTGCGGGGGTCGATACGTATGAACCGGAAGAAATTCGTGCGATGCTCAGCTGCCACTTCGGTATCGGCTGGGAACAAGCGAGCGGTATTTCGGTCACCGTGTTGACAGGTGTTCTATGACCTGGTCCAAGATGTCCTCCGTCTGTATTGCTGTAGCGTGCGCACTGATCATCGTCGCGCATGCACCGGCCGTCCTGGTGGAGCCATTGCAACATGCTGTAGCTCAGGTCCGCTACAACGCCTATACTACCGAGAAGGCCGAACTTTCTGCCATTCGAGGATCGGAAACGATTCTCGAGGAAACAGCAACGTCGGTGAAGAAGACTAAGTAACCCTTCTTCCCTGCTTCTACGGTATGTTCTTGGTTAAACCGTTATAATCATCGGGAGCTATCCTGTGAGTAAAAGTAACGTTCAAAAACGTAATGAAGAGCGCCTTACGGCACTCTTCAAAACGATGTCAGAAGAGCTTCTTGATGCGGGACCGCCTGAAAGTCCGGCGATCTCACGTCAGGTACAACGTGCCCGTAAGAGGGCACGCTTCCTTAGAGAAGATCTTCAGGAGCAAATGATCGCAGATTTTCTTGCGACGAACGAGAGAGTAAAGGAGATCCAAAAGGTCTCGCCTCCCTCTCGTGCTCTTGATCAAAGGATATTGTCGAACGCTCGTTATTATATTACTACTATTTTAGAGCGTTTTACCTCTACCTTTGATGAGTTGGCCATACAGCAGCCACTCGAGATGTCATACCTGTGGTCTCATTGGCGGTTTGGTCCCGGTGCCAGCAATGGCATTAAGGGAACTCACGCCGCTGACAAGATCTATCAGGACATGACTTGTACCGCTCTGTGCGAACCTTTGGTTCTTCAACTGCGTAGGATGAACCCTTACTTCGTGGCCAGGGATGGCCAGCTAGGAGTTTCGGGTACTAAGCAGGTCGAAGGTTCTAAACTGACAACAGTGCCCAAGAACGAGGACACTTTACGTACAATCGCCATTGAACCTTCGGGGAACATGTGTCTGCAGCTCGCTGCAGGTATGTATCTCCAGGAGGCCATGAAGCGTATCGGTCTGGACATTCGCAACCAACAGCCTAAGAACAAGGCTATGGCCAAACGCGGCTCCGAATCAGGTGCAGTTGCTACACTTGATTTGAAAGCCGCAAGCGATATGATCAGTATCGATCTTGTACGTGCCCTTATGCCGGATGCATGGTTTGATCTGTTAATGAAGCTCAGATCGCCCGTGATTACAGTTCCGCGTGATGGTAAAACGCGGGATTCCGACGTACAAGTAGAGCTGCACATGATCAGCACCATGGGGAACGGTTATACTTTTCCCCTTATGACGTTGATACTTGTCGCTCTAATCTACGGCTTCCGTTGTACTCGTGGCGGTCCCAATCTGTTTATCGATTGGTCCGACACTTGCGTGTTTGGGGACGATATAATTATCCCCTCGCACG